AACTGCCTTCGAGGCTAATTTGACCATTAATGGTGGTGCAAATTTTAGTAATATTTTTACCGTAAAGAATCCCGATTCAACAGCGTTTGATTTTACTGATTACAGTGGATCTTCGCAAATGACAAAGAGTGTTGCAGTGGGTTCCACAGGATTTCCTGATGCAACATTTACGGTTGGATTTACCAGTGCTGTTGAAGGAAAACTTGAGATTTCATTAGGATCTACGGCAACTAGAAGTTTAGCAGCAGGAAGATATGTTTATGACATTTTGGTAAATTCTGCATCTTCTAGTAATACTACGAATGTGTTAGAAACGGCAATATCAGTAGGAAGCACGGCAGGTATTGGAACTACTACATTCACTGTCAACAAGGTCACTAATGTGGCTGTTGGTGATTCAATATCAATAGGAGATAAACTGACAGATGTTCCCGTTGTTACAGTTTCTACTGGCAACACTGTTGAGGTCGGGACTGCGTTTACATCGTCCTCACAGATCCTTCCAGGTACTGCTGTGACCTTTAGTAGGGTATCTACCGCATCTACCATTTATAGGATTGTTTCAGGTTCTATAATAGTAAAGGCAGGTATCTCCTCCGCACCTTCCTAAATAATTCCACAGGAATATTATATAAATGGCTCAACCATCTAGTAGATCAGAATTAATTAATTATGCCAAGAGACAGTTGGGTGCTCCTGTCTTGGAAATAAATGTTGCTGATGAGCAAGTAGAAGATATATTAGATGATGCTATTCAATATTTTCATGAAAGACACTTTGATGGAGTTTTAAGAACATTTTTAAAGTACCAAATAACACAGAATGATATTGATAGAGGAAAGGGGCCTGGAGAAACAGGAGTAGCAGGAATAACAACAACTACTGCCACATCCACTATTGATGGTGCTACAGTAACTTATAATTGGGAAGAGAATAGTAATTATTTACAAGTTCCTCCTGCTGTCATAGGAGTAGAAAAAATATTTCATTTTGATGGAAGTAACACTGTTACTAACAATATGTTCAGTGTTAAGTATCAGTTATTCTTGAATGATGTTGCGTTTAACCTTGGATACAATGGTCTATTAAGTTATGCCATGACGAGGACTTATTTGGAGGATATTAATTTTCTATTAACGACTCAAAAACAAGTTAGATTTAATCAAAGGATGGATAGATTATATCTTGATATTGATTGGTCTAGTCTCACGACAGGAGATTGGATAATCTTGGATTGCTATAGAACTCTTGATCCAAATGATTATACTAGAGTATACAATGATTCTTTCCTTAAAAGATATTTTACAGCTCTTTTAAAAAGACAATGGGGACAAAATTTAATTAAATTCCAAGGAGTAAAATTACCTGGTGGAATTGAACTTGATGGTAGAGCGATTTATGAGGACGCTATGAAAGATCTAGAGATTATTAGAGATATGATGTCCAACACTTATGAACTTCCACCTCTTGATATGATAGGATAATGGCATTAAATCCATATTTTATTCAAGGAACTTCTGGTGAACAGAGTTTAGTTCAAGATCTTATCAACGAACAGTTGAGGATATATGGTGTTGAGTGTTTTTATCTACCTCGTCAATATGCAACAACTGATAATGTTATCAAAGAAGTAATACAATCTGATTTTAATTATTCATATCCTATCGAAGCTTACGTAGAAAATTTTGATGGATATGGAGATAATAGTGTGATGCTTTCCAAGTTTGGAATTCAAGCAGAAAATGAATTAACAGTGACCATATCAAAGGAAAGATTTGAAAATTATATTAGTCCATTAATTAAAAATTTACCCAATGTTGAATTATCTACCAGACCTAAAGAGGGAGACTTAATATATTTTCCATTAGGTGATAGGTTATTTGAAATTAAGTTTGTAGAGCATGAGAAACCATTTTATCAGTTAAGAAAAAATTATGTTTATACATTAACTTGTCAACTATTCAGACCAGAAGACGAGATATTGGATACGGGCATTGAAGAGATTGATGATACATTTGATACCGACTTTAACCTTAGAACTCTTACAGTGGTGGCTGCTGGAGCCACCGCAACCGCTTCTGCTGGTATTGTAACAACAGGTGGTGTTAATCAAATTATCATAACAAATAGGGGTGAAAGATACATATCTGCACCTACTGTGGCAATTTCATCGTCGCCAAGAATAGGTGGACAAGCAGTTGGTATCGCTACCCTTCTCTCAGGAATTACTAATTGTGATGGCACAGATATAGGAGAAAAAGTTCAAGGAATCTATATTACAAATCCAGGTATTGGATATACTGATAATCCAGGTATTGTTATTTTACCTGTGGATGGTGATGATGGTGTAGGAGCGGCTGCAACAACTAGAATATCTGATAATGTAGTTGGTGTTGTAACATTAACAAGTGGTGGTTCTGGATATACCACTGCACCTAGTGTAACTATAAGTGGACCTGGCATTGGAACTACTGCTACTGCTGTTGCTGTGGTAAGCAGTGCGGGATCTATTTCTAATGTTTTCGTTACCTATGCTGGTGCTGGTTACACTGTTGCACCTACAATCACTATTGGATCTCCTTATATGGCAGGTACAGGAACCTATGAGGATAATGAGACTATCACAGGATCCTCTAGTGGTGTAACTGCCATTGTTAAGACATGGAATGCAGTATCAGGAGAGATAGTAATATCTAATTCTACAGGAGACTTTGTAGAGGGTGAGAATATTACAGGTAGTGATAGTGGTGCAGTTTATCAATTAAGAACTGAACAGGATGATAATACTGTTGATGAGTATTCTTCTAATTTGCAGATTGAAAATGCAGCTGATGATATTTTAGACTTCACTGAAAAAAATCCATTTGGAACACCCTAAATATACTGTAACAGGTCTAAAAAGATGTTTGAGTATTATTATCACGAAATATTAAGACGAACGATTATTTCTTTCGGAACTCTTTTTAATGGAATAGAAATCAAACATGATGACTCTGATGGGGATGTCTCAAGTGTTATTAAAGTTCCCCTTGCATATGGCCCCACTCAAAAGTTTTTAGCAAGATTACAACAGTCTCCTGATCTTAATAAAGCAACTCAGATATCATTACCAAGAATGTCGTTTGAGTTTGTTGGTTTACAGTATGATGGATCAAGGAAGGTAACAACAACTCAGACATTTAAATCAGAAACAGTAGGAATTGCAACTGCAATTAGAAAAACCTTCATGCCTGTTCCTTATAATATGTCTTTTGAATTGGCAGTCTTCACTAAATTAAATGATGATATGCTTCAGATTGTTGAACAGATATTACCTTATTTCCAACCTGCATATAATTTGAGTGTTGATCTTGTAAGCACCATTGGAGAGAAGAGAGATATACCTGTTGTGATTGAAAATATTACGATGGAAGATGATTATGAGGGAGATTTTACAACCCGCAGATCATTAATTTATACATTTAGATTTACTGCAAAGACATATCTGTTTGGCCCTGTGGGATCCAGAGCAGATGGAGACAAAGATCTCATCAGGAAGGCAACTATTGGATATATCGCTGGTGGTACTACCAAGACTCCAAGCAGAAATGTCACTTACTCTGTTGTACCTCGTGCAACGAAGGCATATGATAATGATGTAACTACCAACTTAGCTGAAGATATTGCTGCTGATACAACACTTATAGAAGTAAATGATTCTTCTGGTATCGCTGAGAATACATTCGTCATAATAAATTCTGAATCGATATATGTTGATAAGAAGACTGGTAATAAACTCTTTGTTAAGAGAGGTCAAGATCAAACTCTTCCAACCTCTCATGTTGCAGGTGCAGCTGTAAACCTTATTACTGCTACCACTAATTCTCTAATTGAGGTTGGAGATAACTTTGGATTTGATGGAAGTCTGACATAACCATGAAACAACTAGATAATGCTTTTAATATTACTCCAGAAGTGATGGAACCCGAAAAGGTGGGGATTACACCTGAACAAAAACCTGATAGAATTACCAAAGACGATATTACTAGAGATTATGAGTATACAAGAGGCAATTTATATTCTATCATTGAAAAAGGACAAGAAGCAATTGACGGAATTCTTGAACTTGCTCAAGAGAGCGACATGCCGAGAGCGTATGAGGTAGCAGGACAACTCATTAAAAGTGTCTCTGATGCTACTGATAAGTTGATGGATCTTCAGAAAAAACTAAAAGATGTGAATGAGGAACAACAATCAAAAGGCCCAAATACAGTTAATAATGCATTGTTTGTAGGATCTACTGCTGAACTTGCTAAACTTCTAAAAAATGGAGTAAAAGAAGTAGATAAATAAAAAGAGGGAGAGAAATCCCAAAGTACCTAAGCTACTAATAACATGTCGGAAGACAATATTGAAAATTTGCCGTCTATAGAAGACTATAAAGATAATTCGGAAGAATTGCCATCAGTAGATGAGTTTATATCGGAGGAAAAAGAATTACCCTCTGTACAAGAATTTATTGTAGAAGAAGAGATAAAGGAAGAAGTCAAAACAGATAATTGGAAGGATGATTATACACCAACTGAATATGAAACTGTTGATGTAATCAAAGCACCTCAATGGGGTGAATTGGTTCGCATGGTAAATGATGTTAGGGAAAGCATCCCTGATATCCCAGAAATTAAATATTATGATAAAGAACTTCAAGAACTTTCAGAGCACTTAGAAGAATTAAAAGAAAGTATTCCAGAAGTTCCAGAAGTAAAGTATTATGATACTGAGGTAGAAGCAATATGTGAACAGATTGATTTAGTAAGAGAGGAGGTAAAAAATCTTCCTGAGGTAAAATACTATGATGAGCAATTAAATACCATTGAAGAGAAGATCAAAAATCTTCCAGAACCAAAATATTATGACGGTGAGATAGAAGCAATATGTGAAGCTATTGATCAAGTTAAGGAACAAATTCCTACTTTTCCAAAATGGGTAAATGAAGTAAATGAGGTTCCTGATTTTTCATGGATCGGAAAAACTTTTAGTGTAATTGATGATGATTTTATTAAGGTTGGAGATCATATCAAAGATCTTAAAATTAAGTTTGATTCTGATCTTGAAGAGTTGAGTGAGACTGTAGATCTTAAAGATTTTGAACAAAGAATAGAGATAAAAGAACTAAAGGAAGCTAAAGATAAAATATATGATGAATTAAAAGAAGCAGCAATTAAAATTTGGGCACATCATGATGAGTTTAAAGATGATGATAGAAAATTAAAGAAAAGTATTTTAAGTAAGTTAAACGAGACTAAACAAAAGATTGAGAAACAAATCTCTGAATCTTATAATAAAAGTTATGAGTCTAATAAGAACCTCAAGGTTTACTTTGAGGGTCTAAAAGAAGAGATTGCTAATCTTCCTGAACCAAAATATTATGATGATAATATTTCAGAGTTAAAGAAGAGTTTATATAGTCTTGATCAAAAGTATACAGATCAGACAACTAATATTGCTGAACTTTATAAGATTGTTGAAGAATTAAAAGAACAGCAAACATTGACAGAGGGACTCTTAAATGAACCCCCTACATATGCACAATCTGTTGGTGGGCAACCTGATCCTCTTACTCCATTAGATAAGAAATTTGCAACGGTTGAGGATTTATCAAAGCATTACACTTTATTTGTCAATAGAGTACAGCAACAGTTAGCAACATTTGGTGGAGGTGGTGCTGTAAGATTTGATACCTTAGATGATGTTGGAATATCAACCTATGCCATAGGAAGTGCATCAGGAATAGCTACAGGTAATCTCTTAATTTATGATGAGCATTTAAAACTAATTGGTATTCGTAGTGATGAGATAGGTGGATCTGGAACTGGTATCAGCACAGTATGGGAGACCACTTCAGTTGGTATTCATACAGTGGTTCCTGTTGGAATAGGGACTACAGCAAGAGCTCATTTCCCTCTATTTGTTGGAAAGGTAGGAGTACAAACGGTAGCATTTTTTGATGGTGATATTTCTGTTGGTGGCACAATATTTTATGAGGATGTTCAACATGTAGATTCTATTGGTATATCTACATTTAGAACTGATGTTCAGATTGGTAATAACTTATCTGTTGTAGGGTTAACAACACTAGGTTCTGGTAATGGAATCGGAACTGTACAAATTGGTACGGGTAATACTGCCCTCTATGTGGACGGTGATGCTCGTGTGGTCGGTATACTCACCATAGGTCGAGCATCTGTAACAATTGATGGTACTACTAATAAGGTTACTATCGGTGATGAAGATGTCGTTATTTCAAATTCAAGTGTAACCATTGGTGATAATGTAACCATTCAAGCTGGTGCGTCTGGTATTAACTCTGCACCTAATGTTTTCTATGTTGCAAAAGATGGTAGCGATTCTAATAACGGAACATCTATTGATAATGCTAAACTAACCATTGCTGGTGCAGTTGGGGTTGCCACATCAGGATCAACAATTAAGGTGATGTCTGGTAATTATCAGGAAGCAAATCCTATTGAAGTTGGTGCTAATGTATCGATTGTGGGTGATGATCAAAGATCTGTTAATGTTAGTGGAACAGCAGCTCATAAAGATATCTTCTCAGTAAGAAAAGGAGTTAAGTTAGCAAACATGACCTTTACAGGTCATGTAGGATCTGCAGCTGCAGTTGGATTCCCTACAGGAGAAATTGCAGAGAACGTTGGTGGTGGTAAGTGGAAAGGCCCTTACATTCAAAACTGTACAAGTAATACAACAACTGGTGTAGGAATAAGAATTGATGGTAATCAGGCACGATTACTTAAGACGATGAACGTGGATGCTTTCACTCAATACAATCAGGGTGGAGTAGGAGTTGCAGTCACCAATCAAGGTTATGCTCAATTAGTATCAGTGTTTACCATTTGTTGTGATGAAGCGATTACCTGTCATGCAGGAGGACAAGCAGATGTTGCTAATAGTAACTGTAGTTTTGGTACATTTGGACTGATTTCAGATGGTAAGAGTCCTCTTCAATATACAGGAGTTGTTACCTCTGTCGGTACTGCAGCTCAAGATGAAATCACTGTCAATGTAGGAATCACAACCTTTACCATATCAGGTGTTGCCTATACTCATACCACTGGTGAGGCAACTGTGACCACTGTTGGAGCACATCCTTTCCAAGTAGGAATGGGAGTAAGTCTTGCTGATATTGGATTCTCATGTGACTTTGGATTTAAAAACTATCCTGAGAAAAGACCTTTTGTTTTTAGGGTAGAATCAGTTCCTTCTGCAAATACCTTCACTGCAAATATAGGAATTTCCACACTTGCTCATACTTATGTGGGTGCAGGTGCATCTGCTGGAACTGCAAAGATTGATGTTGATAGACCTTATAATGGTCAAATAGTTTACTTTGATGAATTATACGAATCAGTTGAAAAAATTACTGTTACAAATGGAGGAAGTGGATATACATCTACTCCAACTATTACCTTGGATGATCCTACTGGCCCTAATGGAGAGACTGCCACAGCATTTGCAACTCTTGAAGGAGAATCAATTGCATCTATTACTATTATTAGTAGTGGAAGTCAGTATACCGAAACTCCTGATGTAACCATTAGTGGGGGTGGTGGTTCCAGTGGAGCTGCTACTGCTGTTATGTCTCCCATCTATTATACAATAAATAGTTCAACACCCGTAGTGTCTGGAATTACTACATTAACTCTTGATGAAAATTTAATTAATACTGTAGGTGTTGGAAGCACTGCATTCTTCCATCAACAAAGTAAAATTATTGCTAGTTCTCATACTTTTGAATATATTGGTTCAGGTAATACTATTACTCAAGCTACTCCTAAAAGAGGTGGAGTTACAATTCAAGAAAATGAAGTTGTAACTACTAATGGTGGGAGTGTGGTCTATACCAGCACAGATCAATCAGGTAATTTTAGAATAGGCGATGACTTCCAAATTAATCAGACTACTGGTACAATTAGTGG